AGGAACTAATTAAGTTCAATCATAAAGGAAACTTCGACCGTGTTATGGCACTAATGGTAGGGATGTACCATACCAGAGAGCTATATAATAAAGAGGTCGTGGAAATCCTTAAGGATGGGGCTGCAGATGAGTGGTTTGATCGTATATATCAATAATTTTGTAAGACATGTATGGACAAGCGAACCTCCCTAAACAGCGTATTCCCAAGTCACAGAAGACGAAAAAGTGGAGGGAAGAATGTGTGGAAGCTTACATAGACTTATCTAAGTTCGGAGTCAGTGAACGGAGATCATATCTAAAGTCACTGTACGACTATTACAACGGAGTTATCGATGAACAAGACTACCGGTATGTGCTTAAGCCGTACGGTAAGACTAGGAATAACTTCCCATCTAAACTTAGGAACTACCCTATCATCAAGCCTATCATAGACTTGCTGCTCGGAGAAAAAGCAAAGCGACCTCTGAACTATACAGTAACTGTTACTAACTCTGATAGTACATCTATTAAAGAGCAGGAGAAGCACGCCATGCTTATGAATATGGCAAATGAGATGTTTGCTCAAAAGATGTCTCCGCAAGAACAGCAAGGGCAACAACAACAGTCCCCGAAGCAAATAATAGATGAGTTCGAAAGAACCTATGTAGATAGTCGCGCACTAAAAGGTCAAGCTGCTATCAATTACATAATGCAGAACCAAGAAGTTAAAGACAAACTTCTAAATGGATTTTTTCACTACTTGGTTACTGGGGAAGTATACTCTCATAAAGGTGTAGTACGTAATGATCCATTCTTTGAGATACTTAATCCTCTAGACATAGACTACGATAAAGATCCAGATCTTGAATTTGTAGAAGATGGGGATTGGGCTATTGTACGTAAGTACGCGCATGCATCTACAGTCATAGACATCTTTGGGGAGTCCCTGACAGACGAGCAGATACTAGAGCTAGAGAACCCACAGCAGACATCAGCTGATTCTTATTTGCTGTACAGGGCAGAAGCTAACGGTAGTGATGAAAATATCTACCGCAACAGACTCGTAGAATGCATTACTGTATACTGGAAAAGCAGAAAAAGAATAGGATTCCTGTCCTATCCCGACCCTATGACTGGGAGTATGGAAGAGATGGTAGTTCAGGAAGGCTACAAAATGCCTGCGAAGTATAGAGAAATAGGGGCTAAGATAAGATACGAGTGGGTCAATGAAGTATGGGAGGGCACACGTATAGATGGGAGATTCTATATAGACATAAACCCCATAGCTAATCAAAGGACATCCATGGACAATCCGTCCAAATGTAAGTTGCCTGTAAATGGGAGAAAATACTCAGACATAAACTCCGATAATATATCAGTAGTAAGTCTAGGTATCCCCTATCAGCTGAACTACAATATCTTCAAGTATCGTATGGAACTAGCTATAGCTCGCTCCAAAGATATCATAGCTCAGTTCGACATCAACATGATCCCCAAGAAGTGGGACATGGACAAGTTCATGTACTTCGTAGAAGGTACAGGTATTGCATGGGTTGACTACAACAAAGAAGGTATACAGCTATCTCCACAGCATCAGTCTGTGTTGGACATGTCTATTAAGACAATAGACCAATACCTGCAACTGCTCGAGTCCATACAATTAGAGTGGGAAAAGATATCTGGAGTCAACAGACAACGTCAAGGTGGTATAGGACCATATGAAGGAAAAGCTGTATCACAACAAGCTATTGTACAATCATCTCATATAACCGAAGATTTATTTAGAAAATATTCTAGGTTCGAGCAAAGAGAACTGCAAGGTCTACTTGATTATTCTAAAGAAGCCTGGGTGAATGGTAAGAAAGGTATGTACGTCATGCCTGATACTACGATACAGATGTTTGACCTCTCATCGATGGAATTGATGGAGTCAGAGTTCGGAATCTTTGTGTCTGACTCTGGGAGAGATCAAGACAAGCTTGAACAAGCAAGAGCTATTGGACAATCAATGGTGCAGAACGGAGTACCAGCATCTGCAGTGCTTGATATGTTTGATACTGAGAACTTTATCGGCCTTAAGGATAAGATTCGCAAAGCAGAGAAAGCTCAAGAAGAATTGCAACAAGCTCAGCAGCAAGCACAGCAAGAACAGCAGCAACAGCAAATGCAGATGGAGCAGCAGAAGATGCAGATGGAAGAGCTTAGCAAAGACAAAGACCGTCAGGTTGATATTGAGGTAGCGCTTATAAATGCAGAAGCACGAGATCAAACTGACAAGTTGCAGATTGATATGGAGAAGATGATGCGAGACTTTGAAATAAAAGAAAAAGAATTGCAACTAAAAGAAAAAGCGCTTTTCACTGAAGGTGATACTGAACCTAACGGGGTATGACAAACAAAGAGCGTAGAAATATTGTAAATGACGCAAAAACTCGTGGATACACGGGTAGTTACGTAGATCTTTTTAAGGAAGCTGCATTAAATCCTACAGGAACACCAACTCCTGATAATGTAGCAGTAACTCCTCAAGAACAAGAAGCAGGGCTGAGACCATACCACGATGCCGGGGATACGAACGCATCTATGGCATTCAAAGATGTGCCTCCTAATACCCCATTCAATACAGTCGGAATGAAGAGGCCGATTGATATTAAAAAGTATGATAAGCAGGGACACCTCGTAAAATCATGGAACAGCGTTCCCCCCGGCATCCAAAATCTCGACACTGGTCCAAATGCAGGTACAATAATTGAGACTCCTGCACGTATGCAAGAGGGCGGTCCTGTAAAAAAACAAGTAGGTCCTAGGGTACCTAAACAAGATACCCCAGTAAGATCTACTGAGAGTAGGAACTTAGACAACGACTCTACTTACAATACTAAAGGGTGGTTAGCTGCAGGTGCTCCCGGAGGGATAGACCCGGGAGACGGAGAGTTTCATGGGGCGAGTGTAGACCCAAACACAGGAATGTGGCTTAAAAGCAAAAATCATTCTACAGCCTGGAAGGAACACTTAGGAGCACAGCTTAGCCCTGACCAGTTCTTCAAAGAAAATATGGCAGTTGTAAACCCAGAAGGATACTTCGGGAATAACCAGCTGCAGTATGTTCCTAGGAAAAAACAACAAGTAGGAGGGTACAACCCGGGTGAGTATATGAATGAGATGCAGCCCAAAGTATTCCCGAATCAAAAAAGGGATGCTAAATGGGTCAAGTATACTACAGATCACGACTTTGCAGGGAGATTCCCAGGAGAAACAAGGAGCAACAGAGAGCTTGGGTTAGAAATATCTAATAGAAATACTGTTTCACTCGTCCCAAACCCAGATCTACAATCTGCAATTGAAAGTAAAAAAGTAAAAGCTCAGTATGGATCTTTTGTTGCCGGCCAAAAGCGAGACGAGCTAAATAAAAAACTTGCCGGAATGAATGCTGAAGACCGGGAAGCATACATGCAGACTGAGGAATACGATAAGGAGTTTAGGCAAACATTGGGACAATCAGAAGCTATTCAGTACGTACCATTAGTAGAAGGTATAACATTTGGAGCAGCACTTGCTCCATTAGCAGGACCAGCTTTTGGTCGTGCTACTACTGCGATTAACGAAGCTGCTGGAAGTTTGTATACAGCTGCAGGTGATGCTGTTGGGGCACTTACTAATACAATAGGCAGTACACGCGCAGGACAAGCTATGGCAGCAGGTAGAGATGCTCTTGCATCAAGTAGATTGGGACAAGCAGGACAAGCTATTTACAACTATGCCCAAGCGCCAGGTCAATATATTGCAAATTCCAGGCTTGGACAAGCTATGGGAACAGCGTACAATGCTCCGATATCAGCACTAGGAGGTCAAAGTTTTAAAGGAGCAATTAAACCCTTTATGACTTGGTATGGTCTGACTCAAGGTGACGATGTTGTTAGAAAACTATCAGAAGGAGATATAACAGGAGCTGCAAGTTCTGCATCAAAAATGCCAGGTTTGGGGGGAGCCAAAAATGCTGTTACTCAAGCAATCAACACGGCAAAAACAATAGGGTACTTAGATGATAGTGCTACTGCTGCTGTTAATATAGCTTCAGGAGAAGCAACTGTTGATGACGTTTTAGATTTAACAAAAAGCACTCCTGGTACAAGTGGAATTAGATTCGTAGGGAACACCGCAAAGAATGTAGTCGGGAATGATGCAGAGGAAGATGTATCTATAAACGTAGAACCTCAGTTAAAAGAAAAAGAACCTAGGGGCAGAAGTGAGCGGTATGATAGAATGGGAAATGTAGTTACTGAATTTGAGTTTCAGGAAACTAGCGAGGGAAGAAGAGCTCCTCAACGTGCTCAAAGAAGTTATGATCCTATGACTTTAGGAGGGTACAAAAAACGACCAGTGCGATATAATAATAATCGCTATAAAAAATACTTTAATAAAAGCAAGCCATAAAACACTAAATACCTTTGTATAATGACAGACCCAAACGACAAATTAGATTTCAACTCGATATCGTTCGATGACGTTATCGGTGACGGGGCACCGGGCCTTGACATAGTTGAAGAAACCTTGCCTCAAGAAGTTGAGGAAGAAGAACCTATTGACAACGAACTAGACGAGGATGCTAGGGGGTATGGGGACGAAGATGATGATGATGATGATTATCACCGCCCAGAAGAAGAAACTTACGTAGAAGATGGATACGAAGATTCAGATCCCCCAATAGCACATCAAATTTCTGATATTCTAGGCTACGAACTTGAGAACGAGTACGACGATACAGTTGAAGGCCTGACAGAATATGTAAGAGATATTTCTCAAGAAGTTGCAGAGGAACAGCTAAATGAACTGTTCGAGCAATTTCCAGAAGTTCAACGGCACTTAGACTATGTGCTTGCAGGAGGAGAGTCAGATCAATTCTTTGAAGCACATAATCCGCAGAACGATTTCTCAAATCTGCATATGTCTGAAAGAGATACCATGACTCAAAAGGCTGTACTGTCTCAGTACTTCCAGTACAAAGGTCATGACCAAGCTTTCATTCAAGATATGCTGGATGACTATGAAGACAGTGGTAAGCTCTTTGATAAAGCTAATCTTGCCAAAGAGTCTCTAGCACAAGTGCAGCAACAGCAACGTGAAGAGATGTTCGAACAACAACAACGACTCTTTGAACAGCAAGAAGCTGAAAGAGAGCAGTTTTGGGATGGGGTAGCAAATACACTTGAAGAAGGACGAGAGTTTGCAGGGATTAGAATTCCTGACAGAGATAAGTCTACATTCTTTGAGTATATCTCTGCACCTATAGATGACAGCGGTAGAACCCAACGAGACATAGACTATTCAGAAGCTGATATGGATATCAAGCTTGCAATAGACTACTTGATGTTTAGCGGGTTTAACCTAGAAGATATTATTTCTACAAAAGCTAAGACTGAAAGCGCACGCAATTTGCGTGATCGTATTGTCTCTAACCAAGAGAGAGTACGTAATGCTAAAGGTCAAAGCAGAAGTAGACAAACAGCATTTGATCCAGACAATCTGGACATAAACGCGCTTTTTCAATAAGCAACCTAACTTTTAAATATAGACAATCATGGCTTTGATGCAAGTACTGAAAACGTACTATAACGATTCGCAGATGACCGACACAAACTCGTTGGTTAATGCATTGATGGAGAAACCCGAAGAACTCTCCCCAATTATCACGCACTTGGCTGGACGTGAAGAGAAGAAGTTTCCGCTTTCTTTTCTGACCGAAGGGGTTGGAAACACACGCTCGATCAACCGTTGGGAGTACGAGTACCGTGTTAAAACTCATGAAGTCAACGTCCGCCCGGTCGTTAGTGTTAAACAAATAGCAGCTGGTGGCGATACCGCTATTGGTGCTAGTGGATCTACCTTCAAGGTAGTGTTCCCCGACAAGTGGTTCATCTTTCCTTACACGCTCGTCTCCCAATCTGGTGAGCTTGCGCGTATCATGAAAGACCCTGAGCCTGTTGGTGATGGATATGAGTACACCCTTCAGTTGGTTAAGCCCAATGCAGGTGGACTTAGTGCAGCTGCAGGTGGTGACCTTGCTACTGGTGCTCTCTGGGGTATGCTGTATGCTAACGTTGGAATCGACTTCTCAAGAGGTAACGCTTCCAACTGGACAGCACCTGGCCTCGTCCGGTCTAAGATTGGAACGATTCGTAAGTCCTACCAGTTCTCTGGTAACGCAAAGGACTACGTTGCTGAGTTCAATCTCCCGACCAAAGAAGGTTCTTCCACCAAGTTGTGGATGGACTACGAGGAGTACCGCCACATGCTGAAGTTCAAGGAGGAGTGCGAGATGTACTACTGGTACGGTCAGCGCACCCATGACGACAAAGGTCGTACGACGATGACTGACGAGAATGGTCAGCCTGTTGTTTCTGGTCCTGGTCTGCTTGAGCAAATCATCAACAAGGATACCTACTCCACCCTGACTCAGAAGAAGATGGAGGATGTTATTGGTGACTTGTTCTATGGTATGACTGATGCTACTGATAAGCAGGTTACTCTGTATACCGGTATCGGTGGTGCACGTGAGTTCGATAAGGCTCTGCGTAACTACTATGCTGGTGGTGGTTTGAACCCTTCGGGCATTGCTGCTGATAGTGGTAATAACGCTTACCTGCGCACGACTGAGTCCAAGTTCATTACTGGAAGCGGACGTAGCCTTGGTATTACTGGTTACTTCACCAGCTATGACCACATTGATGGTCACACGGTAAACGTGGTGAAGTCTCCTCTGTTTGATCATGGTCCTGTTGCTCAAGCTTCTAAGAAGCACCCCGAAAGCGGTCTCCCGCTCGAAAGCTACAGAATGGTCTTTGTTGACCAGTCCAACTATGACGGAGAAAACAATCTCCAGATGATTAACAAGAAGGGTCGTGAGATGCTTCGTTGGGCTGTTGCAGGTTCCGTCGTCCCGAAAGGGTTCAAAGAGTCGGATACCCGCGCAAGCGATATAGACGGTGCTTCTGTGCACATGCTGAAGACGGCTGGTATCCTGCTCCGCAGATTTGATACTTCGCTGGATTTGCAGTGCACTGCATCGTAATTTGGTGTTTGGTTTGCATGAAGGGGGGACTGCGAAGGTGGTCCCCCTGAAATGCGACTCTACATATAAGTTATTCTTAAACTAAAAAGAACATGAAAAAAGTGTACATCAGACGTAAGGAGCTTAACGGCTACCTTCCAAAGGAAATCCTCTCAACGGCGAGGATATCAATCGGTTCAATTTATGTGGGCAGACAACCCCTGAAAGGGTTTGAAGACGAAGAATCCAAAAAACACCTAAGACGGATTCTTGACGTTCCCCCAGATCATCCTAGCTGGCCAGCTCTTGAAAAAAATTACTGGTCATCTATGAGTCTAAAAGTTCCATTCGAAGGAGTAGAGCTTGATATAACTCTTGATGATAATGGAGACGCTGTCAATCCTCAAGACTATGCTACATTCAGATGGTGCCAAAGGCACAGACAAGTAGCAACGTCTAAGGAAGAGATGGATAAAAGTAGTCACAAAAAATTCTACATCTATGATCCACAAGAAGACTTGATTAAGTCCAACAACAAGATCAAGCTTAGCAAAGATGCTGATAAAGAGTTCATCAAAATCTCATCCGACGCGGATAAGATGCGAAGAGTTCTTAGAGTATTGACTAAACAGAACACGGATAAAATGACTGACATGGAAATAGAGAATACTCTCTACGGACAAAAGAGCAGTAATCCAGGTTTGTTCCTAAAAGTATCTTTGGATAAGAACCTTGATGTTAGAGCTGAGATAGAGGAACTGATCGAGCGGGGAGTACTTCGCAAAATTGGGAACCAAATTATCCATGAAGATGAAACAATTGGGTCCGATATGACGGACACTATTGTGTACTTCAATAACAAAAAGAACTCAGGTGCTGTAAACGCCATGAGAGCAAAACTTAAAACACTAGCATGACAGTAGAGGAGATGCACGTAGCAGTAAACTTGGGAGTGCAAAAAATTGCATCATTCCAAGCAGATAACTTGTTGTCGGAAGAAATCGACTATGAGCTTAATACTGCTGTACGCAGACTTATCTCCCAACGCTACAACATGCTAGGCAACAAGTATCGGCGGGGGTTTGAACAGTCTCAGAAGAGACTCGACGACCTCCGCCATCTTGTTGAAGACTATACCACGCAGAACTCCAGCTATATGGGGATAGGGTATACGTCACGCACGAACGGGAATATTGATATCTACAGATACAAATTTCCTAATGACTATATGTTCTTGATTAATGTGTTGTCAGAAGTTACTTATGATTGTAGGAAAGATCCTGTACAGATAACTGAAGGATACACATACAAAGAATATTTGAAGATATCTCTTACAGTTCCTGCACCTGGGTACATGATACAAAGTATAGCAGTAGCTGATCAGGAGGGACTCCCTGAGACAGTAATATTTGGACAAGAAGGACTTAGCTATGATTACTTGATAGGTCCTTACTACAGTGGTAATATCAATCCTAGCTTGTCCAACAATGACAGCTTTACTGATAGATACTTCGATACTGTAGCTACTGACTCTCCCCCAGCTGATGGAAACGAGCTATATCTAGAGAGAGTGTTTCAGGTTGAGGGTCAAGGATTTAACCAGTTTGACGGAGGTGCTATGTCAAACAATGATCCAGATGTAGACGGTAACATTTACAACGGAGCTTACGCTATAGTAACCTGGGTAAATCCAAGCACGCTGGAAACTTTGGAGCAGGTAAATAATCTAGATCCAACAACAACAACTATCGAGACTAGAGTTGCTAACTATGGATTCCCAGCACCACCTCAAATAAGGATCTCAAGAACTAACTGTAAGTTCTCTCAACAAGATGATATTTACGCAATTCTTGATGACCCATTTAATAGCACTTCTCCGTCAGGAATATTGTATACAGTTCAAGAAACTTTCTTAGATTTGTATACTAATAATACTTTTGTACCGAACTCGGTTCAAATTAAATACATACGTAAACCCGCAACGATCTCTCGTAGGTTTGGTGTGGGATGCGAACTACCAGAACATACACATCATGAAGTTGTGGAAATGGCAGTGAAAAGCATCTTGGAAGGCTTCGAGTCTCCGAGATATCAAACGCAATCTAGGGAAGTCCTGGAGAGCGAGTAATTTTTGTATAATAGTCTTAAAAATATATCATGAGACAAGTTTTTTTCAAGACCGTGGACGCTTTGGAAGCTGCGGCAAGTACAGCAGGAGATGCTAGATTCAATGACCTGGAATCAGGTAAATTGGGTTTCTGGAACCTCGATGCTGCTACTGGAGGTGATTGGTTTGCTACTGCTTTGTTTCAAGCTGCAATTGACACTGATGCTGAAGCTGGCGACGACACTACAGGCTTGACCACTATTGCTAACCCAATTATGTTGAAGAGAAGTCTTCAAGTTGTACAGGGTTTTACCAGTGGTAATCCTATTGCTACTCCGATCATCAACACAAGAGACGTAGTTCGT